GATCGAGCCCGGTGTCGAGGTTGATGTTAACTCGTATGCCATCCAGGTTGGCTACTCTTCGAGTTCGTATGGGAATCTGAGTGCAAATGGAGCGACGTTTACAGGCAGTGGGTTTAGGGCGATATATGCGACATATGGGACAGCGTCAATTACTCGATGTGTCCTGCGTAATTTGGGCACAGCGATTGTCACTAGCGGTGAAACAACGATGAGTTTGATAGACAATTGTTTTGGTGGAAATGTAACTGCTGTATCGAACTCATCCGTGAACCAGGTGATTGCCGAGAACAACTGGTGGGGAGACTCAAGGGGGCCGACCCACCCAGGCAACCCGCACGGGGCAGGCGATCTGATTGTTGGAGATGTTGACTATGAACCGTGGCTTACAGAATCGGTTTGTAGCAGCACGGGAAGCGTGGAGGGCATCATATATGCAGATGTCGACTTTAGCGGGACCTTCACGCCGAGTGTTGACTCGCTCCTTGTCGGAGCAGTCGTTAGTACTCAGTTAGGGGATACCACAATAACTAATGTGTTAGGCGAGTATCGTCTAAACGACACCCCAGCCGCTTGGGGCTATGAGCTAACGGCTGGGGCTTCTGGCTTCTTTTCTAAGACAACCACGGATGTAGTGGTGACTGCCGATAGCACTACGCATGTAGACTTTGGGTTGGAATGGGTAGGTTTTGCTAGTGCTAGGATCGACACCCTAATACCGAATCCTAATCCTCTGGTTTCGTTGGTCGAGCAAGGAGGAACGGTTCATAGACACTATGCAGTTTACGACTCGGCAACTGGCGTGCCACTGGCGGGTGTCACGGTGCGCGTGGAATCGGGTCCCCTATATTACAGTTGCATGACGGATTCCAGGGGTGAGGCGCACATCACTGTTCCTAGCGATGACATAGGCGATGGATTGCCTGGAAGCTCGGCTTCCTATGAAATTGTGGCAGTCAATGAGCAGCTGCTGCCAGCAAATGATAGGATCGCCTTTACATGTCAAATAGCTGACAGGGAATATGCCAAATTTTGGGAACATGATAGCTACGGTCGATTGGGAATATCATTCCTGCAAATCGAGGCAGGTGGGGGTGCGAGAACCATACTCAAGGAGACTGAGGATTCTCAACCGGGAGTAGACAGACTTGCGATCGAGCGCCAGGGACGTGCTGGAGGCGGATTGGCTTACAAGGTTCAAGCGCCGCTGCAAGTTGCAATTGGCGATATTGGTTTTGCTGCTCAGGCTGGGATCGAAGGCTTAGTCTCCTTTGTTACTGAGGACGCCTACGAGTTTCCACATCCGATCCCTAATGACGTGACTGCTGAGGCAGAGTACATCCTGCTGACGAGTTCAAAGATCTCAATCCTAGACAACATGTTGATCCGCCTACTTAGCTTTCTCGAAGATTCATTTGGTGGGACTTTGTCGGATGCTTACATGTTTGATTCGAAGGGTGTTGACCTTCGCGGCTCTGCAAATGCATCCATGCTGCTTGGAGTAAGCACTGGTCGTCGCTGTCTGGTGGGCGCAAATCTGGAGGGAGGCGCAGAAGGTCACGTCAATCTCCTGGATCAATGGCTGCCCGCTGTGAGCTCAGAGCGCCTTGCGTTCGGTAGTTCAAAGGCAGTGGAAGGGACAGCGTCTCTTGGGATGTTCTTGGATCAACCGCGCGGTCTAGAATCCAACAAGATACTCACAAAACTGGGGCTTAATAGGTCTTGGTCGGGAACTTGGGGAGGAGAAATCGCCGCGCGATTCGACAGTACTACCAAGGAGCTATTGGCTGCCGAGCTTATTAGTCTGAAAAGGGTCGAAGATTGGGACTCGGCATCCGAGACGAAGACCGAGATAACGATTAGGGGTGATCATGCCATTGATATCTTTAGAGCCCTTCCTAATGCGGCTGCAACTGCTGTGCTCAACCCTTGGGGCACATTAGTCTCGCTTGTTGCTGGCCCCGGAGCATTTGGCCCTCTATTCACAGAAGCCTTCTCTGAGTTGAGTGATCTGCAAGATCCTTCCAAGACTGCGCTGGAAATCGTCAACGATACAGACGTGGAATATGTCATTTCCAAGGCTGACGTCACCAAGGTAGGCGGATTTGATTTGTCAATCTCCCTCAGTGCCACTGGAGAGCAGACTATAAGTGGGACTGTTGCCGCGGGAACCGGATTTAGTGAAGGTTATGAAGCCATTGTCGAACGTGGAAAGTGGGTCCGAGGGCAGTTCTACCCAAGCGAGACTTACGACAATATCCCCAAAGACATATCAACGACCTACCAGGAGCTGTGGCAGCAGATTGACGAGAACATACCATTCTCTATAAAGGCTCTTGCATTCCTGAGTGATGTTTTCTCCTTCTTTGGCTCAAGCCAGAGTGATGCGCAGCTGGCGAGCTTCACCGGTCCAGACACTTTCTGGGTCGCTGACTGTGGTTCTTTCATGGTGTTCCCAACCGGCTCCGTTCCGGATACGGTCGAGAGCGTTTATTCACATAGCTGGGGCTGGTGGGGAGGTTCTCCATGTGCTTCAGAGAGTATGCTATCCACAAATCAGAAGATCCGACACCGAGCCATCAAGGCAGAGGCCGAGGAGTCGTTTGGTATGTCCTATGGAGTGGGGGGGTTCTATCAGTTCGAGCCTCATGGCCTAGCGTTACAACTTCCTGCCACATTTGTGATGACTTATCAAGACGAGGATGTAGTGAACATCAATGAGAGCGAGCTTGCGATGTACCGTGAGCTTAAGGATACACACGAGTTCAAGTTCATAGGTGGAATTGTGGATACAGTAGCCAACACTGTAACTGCTCAGATCGACACGCTAGGGTTATTCACTCTGGCACCAAGGCTTCCCAGCGGGACCATTGAGCTGATTCCTTTACCAGATGTCCTCCCTGCGGACAGCGCGTCTGTTTCGACGATCACTAGCGATACTCTTCGAAACAACGACGGCTCTCTCGTTGATGACGGCACGCTATACACGGTCTCGTCAAACGCCGGTTTTATCATTACTGCGGACGCAGATACCGCTGAGGGCATTCAGATCCCGTGCACAGACGGCAGGATCACATTTGACCTTATGGCTGGGCCTATAGCATTCGACGCAGAAGTGACGGCTAAGAGCGTCTACGGGACTGCGGAAGGATCAACAGTAATCGAGTTCACAGATGGGGAGGCACCTGGCGCTCCCTCCGGATTTGCTGTCGATTTCAACTACGGTGTCGGGCAAGTGGTGGCATCGTGGAATCGAAACAAGGAGGCTGACATAGCCGGGTACAAGATCTACTTTGACGATGACGCGTCAACCCCGCCATACACCGGTAAGGTGTCAGCCGAGGGGATTCCCTCCCCCATTGACGTGATGGCCGATACGAGCGTGATAATAACGGGTCTCCATCCTGATAGCCTTTACTACTTCACTGTCACTTGCTACGACGTTGCGGGGAACGAAGGAGCATATGCCGAGGTTCAGACACTGGATCTAACTGGCGTTAAGCCAGGTGGCCGGACGCCAGAGGAGCTGCTCCTGAGGAACAACTACCCCAATCCGTTCGGCCGCATTACGACGATTGAGTACTCCCTACCGAGGCCCAGTCATGTAAGGCTGTACATCTTCGATGCCATGGGTCGTCTGGTGAAGACTCTTGTAGACCAGCCTCAAGGGCCTGGTGAGCAGCGGGTCACTTGGGATGGAACGGGCAACTCGGGCAGACGAGTGGCGGCCGGCGTCTATTTCTATGTCCTGCGGACTGAAGAAAAGACCCAAAGTAAGAAAATGATCCTATTGAGATAAGCGCTTGATTGGATGTCCAACCATGGCATGGCCTGGGATCACAACTCCAGGCAATCCGCTGGCCGCCTCGCTGTTTGGAAGGCCCGCACGCGCATCCAACTGCAGTATTAATAACCTGCCAGGAGAGCACCGCACCGAATCACGCATTTCAAGTGAAAAGGTTCTTCACTCTGTATTCTCTGAACCTCTTAGGGAGGATGTCCCAGATCACATCAGCGGAAACGTTCGCTAGTTCCTTCGGCTCCATCTTATGCAACCCTCCACCATAGACTCTCCCTTCTCCAACTAGCATCTCCGAAGTAATCGAGGAGAGGGCTTTCCATAGTTCTCTCAAGAGAGCAGGATCTGTCTTCAAGAGCGAATCTAGCGGTGACCTCGGATAGAGCATCAGATACACGTTTGCTGCCGTGGCTGCAGAACGATTCAGGATAAAACGGAAGGGAATATTGCTTCTCTTTGTCGGTCGGCCCATGTAGGTGCATAGCAGCGGGCTAGGTGGACGAATTTCCTGAGAATACCAGGGCGAACGGTGGCGGCAGAGATACCGTCCATCCACGCCCTCGGCCATGCCACGCTGAAGGTATCGCCATAGTGATGGATATCCTTTCTGAACCTGCACCTCTGGCAAATCACATGACAGCAAGAAGAGCGGATTCTTGATCCTTGGGATCCCCTCCTCATCCGCCATCACTTCGTTCGTTCCTAGATCCTTGGGACTCGGGAGAATCGGGATTAAGAACCGCCTTGGAATTCTCTCTTTCTGAATTCGGTCTGGCGTGAGGATAAAGAACGAATTACAGCCGGTAGCCAGCCCCCTCTTGATTCTAAAGAGACTGTCCAGCACATCACACGATCCACTTATGGGACGCCACGTACTATTCTGTACAAGACCCGTCCATTTTGTGGAATGCCGAAGCTGATCGACATCCACTTCACGTGACAACTTTGGGTCCTCAAGAGTCCGTCCCAATGAAAACTCTACCTTGTGCCCTGCCGGTGGCACCGAGTTTCTAAAGAACACGATGGCCGATGACACGAGGGCATCTTCAAATTGAACCTCTTCAGGGTCGCATCGGTGGATATGGTAAAGTGTGACGGCATCAAGAAGGAACTCCTTGACTTTCCGGCCGTAGTTGACATCCATGAACTCACTTGGAATCAGCCACGCTCCTATACCATCATCTGACATCCACGCCTTTGACAGAATCATGAAATAGGTGTATAAGCCGCTCAGCCCATTCATCTTGAACGCCGTATGGCGGGCTACCGTCATTTGGAGTTCCTTCTTCTGATTCTGGCTCAGATGGTGATGGCGAACATACGGTGGATTACACACCACAAGGTTGAACTTTGCCTTGTCTGTCTTCGGCGGTTCTACTTTAGTGAAGTCGGCGATGCTGAGCCGCAACCCAGTTCCGTTCCAACACCGCTTAGCCGCTTTCCCATAGTCTTGATCGATCTCGAAGCCACGTGCGATTCGGACACGTTTTGCGAAGGGAGAATTGAGCAGCGCAGAATAGAAGGGACCACTACCGAAGCCGGGTTCGAGGAAGCGAATCTCGGAACGTGCCGGAAGCATCGCCGCCGCGTGGCACACTAGTTCGGAGGCCAGCCTATATGGTGTGGCAAACTGGCCGAGACGATTCCGCTCGGCCTGCGTTCTCAAAGAATCGAGGCCCATCAGCGATTTGAGCCTACACTTTTCGCGTTCCTGACTCACAACCCAAGTTCCGCCAATTCATCCATTCGATGTTCCCAAATCCAGTCAATACCCTCAGCAGCTTCGTATCCCAGATAACCACTATCGAAGTAGCCACAAAGGAAGAGGACGTATCTAACATTAGTCCCGTGTCTTCTTCTGAGTTGCCCAACCTTCGTGGCTTCCTCCTTTCGCCGCTTGTTTGTGTTTGTGAAATCGCCAGCAGACTTCGCTTCTATCAAGACCGGCATCTCGCCAACCCTTGCATTCTTTGGCATAACCACTGCGTCCACGGGGATGTTCACTGTATTGTCATCTTCCTTCAATCCGGGGACGTTCAACCGAAATGCGAAGTTTCCCGCTTGCAACTTGTCGAGAGCGACTGTTCCGGTCACATCTTTGTAGTCACGGTTCTCGAGCCAGTTCTTGATCTTTGCAAGTTGCCGCTTCTCTTGGGCATTGCGAACGATCGGGTCGGCGTTCGCCCCACAAAGGCGATCCGCGACGATTGTCGCAGCTCGACGGAACTCTTCCTCTTCAGGCTCGCGCTCCGCACTAAGCCACGGGAAGATGTCTACATCGGTGAGCTGCAGAATCATCTCGACCATTCTTGCGAGGTTCTTCTCGAGGGTGGCTGCTTTCATTCTTCGTGGAAGTTGGTGCCTCAGCTCCATGTTGTTAACGACGTTCTTTGAGACGCCGGCTAACCCGACAAGACGGTCGCGGGCGATCGGAGGAGCCGTTGACATCCGCAGAGCGAAAAGGATTGACGGATGTTTCCGCAGTTCCTCCACTGACAATCTCCGAAGGTGGCTCGTCCGTTCGAGCATAGCCTCAACACGCTTAATGGCCTTCCCTCGTTCTTCCCTGTACGTCCTAGGCGCGAACTTGAGGAACCACTCGTTGTAAAGATCAACGGAAGAGGCGATGTCTTCTTTCCATCGATCGGGCTTGTTTAAATTGACCGGCATGCTGGTCTGTTCTCCGCTGGGGATTTTTCGGATTAGTCAATCGTGTTTGCCCGACAGGGCACCTAGGATGCCCACTTGACCAGCTATATTAGGCCGATTAGCCGGGCTCGTCAAGGTTCCATCCGAATTGCCGGAGCAAAGGCCGGTCGGTCACTGTGCAAACTGTGGTGTAGGGAATCTAGGCGTTTCTTGAGGTCCGGAACGTTAGAGAGCCGACGCTAGACGCCCCTGCCGCTCACCCCTTCTTCACGGACTCTACGAGCACCGGCAAGACCTTCTCGGCCGAGCGCCCGATGACGTACCCGCCGAGGCCGATCTCCACGATGTCCCAGAGCTTGAGGGCCTCGGCCTCACTCAAGTTGGGAGCCGACCATCCAAGCCAGCGAGCGACTATGAGGGCAACAAAAGTGAGCATCGTGATCGGCCGCCAGGTGCGCTGAAGCCAGCTCTGGCCCTGCGCCTCGGTCTTGACGACCTCGGCTGCCGCCCTTTCAATCTCCGACGTGCGCTCAAGGACGGCGGCTTGAAGTGCCTGTTGGAGCTCCAAGCGTTTCAGCTCGTGCTGGGGATCAGGGAAGATGCGCTCGGCGACTGTACCCGCTACCTTCCCGAGGATTGCAAGTACCGTTCCTACCATGGCCTCCCCTTTCAAGCGTACGCCCGGTTAAGCCAGCCGTCCCGAAAGACGCCTTGGCCTTCAGCTCGCGCGACCCTATGCCGGTACTCCCCTGCGGCTTCCGAGCGCAGCGCGGCAACTAGAGTTGCCACCTCGGCGCCCCGAGCTGCGCCGCAGGTCTGGGGTCCGAGGAGCCCGTCGATCCTAACCCGGATGCCGCAGGCACGGAGGGCCCTCTGAAGACACCGCACCGCCGTTCGCTCACCGAGGTTTACAGCCAGATCGAAGACTTTGATTGCTACGGGCTCAGGGAGTCGCTCGTATCCGCGGCCCTGCCAGTAGCACTCCCAGTAGATCTCGATCGCCTGCGCGCGGGTGAGCTCCCGCACGTTGACGTCGGGATTCCAGCGTTGTGAGATCCCGAACTTGGTCGCGCCGCCGCGATCGTTCGGGTGGTCTGTGTAGGTTTCTCCTTCGTGTTTGAGGACTACCTCAATGGCCCGGTCGAATAACTCCCGGCTCGTCATTTCACCCCTCCATCCTTGCAAGCTCAACCCGGAGCGCGCTTAAGACGTCATACAAACGCTCACTTCGCTCCTTCATATCCGTCTCGATCTCCTTCTGCGTCTCGTTGAGCCGTTCCATGCCCGCTCTTATTTGAATGAGGACCTCATGGACGTCGTCCAGGGAGTGATTCCCCGGGGCGAGTGGGCAGACCACCCGCAGCTCATCGAGATCGACCTTGGACTTGTTCGGCCCGTTGCGGCGTTTCTGCTGGGCTCGTGCGAAATCGACCGCCTGGATGGCAAGCTTCACCGAGAAGACCGCGGCCAGAAGCCCGAGTCCACCGAGGCCGAAGCTTCGAGCGATCTCAAGCACCTCATCCATCACGCATCTCCTTCCGGCTCACGTGGTCGTCTCGGTAACGTCTGCCGTGAGCTGAATCGTGCCCTTCTCAATCGTGTAGACCTTGCCGTCGTTAAGCTTGATCTGAATGTCGTGGACGAACTTCTTCACTCCGAGGGACGTCGTGTCCTCCGGCGTGAGATCGAAGCGCAGATCCCCATCTGACCCGGGCCCGCCGGCCTCTACGATCCACCCCGTGCCCGGCACGTTTGTCGTCGTGATCCGTTTCTGAAGCCTGGCCTCTCCGTCCGCCTGAGCGTGGTGGAGTTTCACTGTCAGCCACGCGACATCGATCGCTGCTGGCAGGCCCGTCACCGTGCGGCGTATCTCCAGATCGTCTCCGGCAACGAAGCCCGTGATCTCGACGGCGAGGTCGGGCATCAGCTCTTCCTCCTGGGGCCCCGCGATTGGGCGTCTGTAGGGACACACCCTCTGGATGCATGATGAGCCCCAGAGACGGACCGTGCCCCATCGTGGACGGCTGCCACGGCCCGCGTCCCTGAGTGGCGCGCCAGAGGGTCGTACTCCACGGTTGTCCAACTCACGCTGAGATAGGGATCGTTTGTTCCCTCAGCAGGATCGAGCGTTATGTACTGCCTGAGCCCGGGAGGAGACGGCCAGAAGTCTGCAAACGGCATGGCTTCAAAGTCGGTGTCGCCCTGTTTGTTGATCTTCGTGTCCGGCGCGGGTATGTCGGTTTGGATGTAACGTGCAGGGGGCATGTCCCATATCCCGGCGTCAAACACCGGTCCCAGGCCCCAATCATCTGTGTCAAGAGCGGCGCCTATCTTATCGTGGCCCCAGGCGACTAGAACCCTCGGTGTGTATCCGGACCCAACCTTCCCCTTTATGTAGAAGTTGAGCGTCGCACTCGTTACAGTCGCATCCGCACCAATCGCTGAAGTATCGAAGCCTCCGGGATAGCCCCTGGTAATCTGACTCGATCCGACATTGTTGTATCCTAGCGTGATCCAGGTCCTATTATTGTATGCGGTGTAGAAAGGAAGCGGGAATGCCTGCACCTCGACGATGTAGCCATCTTGCGCCGCGCTTGACACGTAGAATGACTGGGTGGGGTCTATCCGTACCTTCGTCCTCGGCTTTACCTCAACGAGCAACGCTCCGTTCTTAATGCCGTATTTGAGCCCTGAGTAATAGAGATCATCGACGGAGAAGTAGACGAGATCATCGAACCGAAAACCCAAGAGTTGATTTGGAAGCTCCAATTCCGGCCCCGGATAATGCGCGTCCATGACAGGCAGCGGGCCTCGAACGGCGACGACATTCACGCTACCTTCCATCCGCCACCCAAAAGCCGTCATCATCGGCAGCGTGATCATCTCCACTCCAAACTTGCAGGAGTGGCGGCCAAGCTCGAACGTAGGCGTAGCCCTCAGACTCTTCCACAGCTCAGGTGTGACGTCTCTTTGTATCCCCCCTATTACCGCAACGGGTATCAACCTCAGCCATTGTGAACCCACCTTGAAACCCAGCTCCCCATTCTTGTGATACGGCTCAGCCCGATCCCGGAAGTGCTTCCACGCGTTGCCAACGCGATCCCACACTTTTCTCAAGTGGAACTCGCCCTGGGCTATGCCTTCGCGGATCTCTATCCTGCTTTTCTCGGTAAAATGCTCGCCGGAAGATGGCGTTATTCTGTCGTGCATCTCACGTCCTCAGTCAGCGGCTTAACACAGGGAGCCGCCCCCGCGTCGCTCCCACCGCAACAGCGGCCTTGTTACCGTTTCCGTTCTCACCGGTGTCTTCCTCACCCGACTCTTCGCCGTCTTCCTCCTCCGGTTCCTCGCCCTCCTCGTCTTCCGGTTTCGTTTGAGTGGATGCGGTTTTCGCCGAGATCGAGATGCCATACTCTTCCGCCAGCTCTCGCTCACGCGCGAGCTCGGCGAAGACGTCCTCTAGGTCCTCACCCTTTTCAGCAAGGAATCCGGTGCGTGTGCCGAGACCGTTCTGTATCGAAATCACAGCGGCTTGGGCCTCTTTCTGCGGGTCGATCCACTGCCAGCCGCGCGGCCGATGCCGGACGGCCATGTAACGGGAGGGATCGCGCGAGGCTAGCTTGAGAGCACCGGTAAGAAGTGCCATACCGAGCCAGGCGGAGTAGACCGGGCGGCGCCACATGTCGATGAAGTCGTGCTGTATCGAGCGCCAATCGTCGCGTTCGACCAGGGAGAAGCTGCGCATCGTGGAGTAGCTCACCCCTTCGGCGTCGTTGGCCAGCACGTTATAGAAGACGCTGAACCCCGAGGCGATTTTGCGCAGCATCTGCTTGATGAAGGCCGGGAACTGTCCAGTCGGATGTTCGGGCTCCCACGTCTTGAACTCATAGCCGTCCGGCACTATGTCGAACGTCCCCGGGTTGGCCTCCATCGTGGCGGGCGTCGTTTCGCCTGCCAGATCCCCCGCTACGGAGTCGGCCCTTTTCTCGAAGAGGCCCATCTTGGACGCACCGATCCGCGCGGCGACCGCCTCGCTCTCCTCGTAGGCGTTGAGCATATGTGCCGGGACCATGACCGAGTGTACCCAGGTCACACCGCGCGTCTGGTTCACACGCTCGGGATCGTAGAGGTGTAGCATCTCGCCTGCGGGGACGAAATAGCGCTCACGCATGAGGTCAACGCCCGCGGCGTTCCACACCCAGTAGCCGACCGGCCGCGAGAGGGCATCTATCTCGACTCCCATCCGGATCTCGTTATCAGCACCGCGGCGTGGCCGATTGAATGTCTCGTCGATCAAGTCTGCGTCGATGGGCTGAAGTGCTAGGCCGTAGCGGTTCCCCTCGAATCCTCTCCACACGCGCACGAACGCCTCGCCGTCGCACGCCATGGTCTTGAGTATCAGCTTCTCGAAGCGGCGCAGCGTGAGCTTCCCGTCCACCGTGACGGGCGAGCTCGCCCAGTCGTTCCATGCGGCCTCAATGGCGGCGTTGATTTCGGCGTCGGTTTCCCCGCCGTTTTTCACCTGGGCCTGAAGCTTGATGCCCATGGGCCCGATGACGTTGTTCACGAGGAGACGGAAGTAGCGTTTGACGTAGGAGTTGTTGCGCCCGAGCTCGCGTGCCCGTGCGCGCAGTAGACGGATGTCGCCGCGGATCTCCTCATCCGCCGAGCGGGCCTGTGCAATCCAATCGAGTAGGAGCCGGTGCATACCCGCCCCGTCGAAGACGCTCCTTTGGCCCGTGATCTCACGCCACGCCAGGCGGAATGCACGGCCCAGGCGCTTATGCAAAGGCCGCCGCTTCATCGTTCAAACCCCGGGCCGGTGAAGGAGACGAGGACCGACCGCGTGACGAAATCAGGATTTTTGAGACGTGCCAGGCGCGACTCGAGGGTGCTCAGGAGATCGACCGCCTCCTTGACCGGTATCCTCGAGACAGCGCGCCCTGCGATCTGATAGGACTCCATCCCAGCGGGGAGCCGACCCTCGATGTGCGCTTTGAGCGCGGCGATCGCGCGCTCAACCCATTCCTGTTCACTCCCTTCGGTGGCCTCGGCCAAGTTGGGAAGGACGGTGAGGACCCCCGAGGCGACCTCGTAGACTTCACCGTCCGGGTTTGAGACGCGCTCCACCCACTTGTATAGCCCTGCTGTGAACGCGGCCTCGGTGTCGGTCGCATCGATCGTCACGACGAAGTCGTCGCCGTCCGCAACGGCTGTCTTAGCAAGAACGCTTGCGCCGGCCAGATGGAGTTTCAATGTCCACCCAGAGCTTGCCGGGTAGTCGCTGAACCGCTTGCGGTAGCAGACGGTCGTGCCCGCGGCGAATGATTCGGGAAGTGCTGAAAGCTCTTGTGCCATAGTGCCACGTTGCCACCCCGCGATTTGGCCGACCAATCTAAATTAGATTTAGATTGGTCGCGTTTTCGCGGATGCGTCACAACTGGTGTCATGAGCACGACAGCAGCGCTACGCGTGAAGACGCGCACCGTCAAGGTGCCGCGGATACAGTACCGGAACTTCGAGGTCGAAGTCGAAGCACGTGCGGACGGTGCCGAGGGAGAGGTGAGGCTCTATCCCCTTTCCTTCTCGAGCGAGGCCCCGGTGCGGCGCTTCTCCTGGGACACCTGGGAAGACTACGACGAGATCCTCTCCCACACCCCCGGCGATGTCGACCTGTCCCGCGCCAAAGACGGCCTGCCTCTCATCAAGTCGCATCAACGTCTTCTGCACTTCGGGTCGGTGAACGACGTCTCGCTTGACGAGAAGCGCAAGCGCCTTCGAGGCGTTGCGAACTTCTCGTCGATCCCGCTGGGACAGGAGCAGGAAACGATGCTGCGCGAGGGGCACACAAAGACGGTCTCTGTCGGCTACCAAGTGCTCTCGATGGACATGATCTCCAAGGACAAGAAGACGGGCATCGCTACGTATCGCTGCCGCTGGATGCCCTACGAGGTGTCAACAGAACCCATTCCCGCCGATTTCAAGGTCGGCTTCGGCCGCACGCGTGCGGAAGCCCGCGCGGGAACCACGGACATAGATCTTGTCGAGTTCACGATAGAAGAACCCGCGATGGAAGGAGAACGAGCCATGAGTGTCGAACCAGAAACCCCGCTCACCAAGGGCACTGATACCCCCGCGCTGCCAGAAGCGGTTGAACCCAGTGCAGCGGCAGCACCGCCCGCAGCCGCTTCGCCGGCATCTGCACAAGTTGAAGTCACTGACCGCGGCGCCGAGGCGGCCGAGATCATGGAGATGGCCCAGGCACACGGCATGACCGACAAGGCAGCCGCGTGGATACGTCAGGGGCTCACGCCGGACAAGGTCTCAGGCGAGATCCTCAAAGCCGTGCGGACCCACGGCCAGGGGCAACCCTCCGCCGAGTCGCTCGCCGCGATGCCGGCCAAGGACCGCAAGCGCTACTCCGTCCACCGCGCGATTCGGATGCAGGCTGAGATCATGGACGGCAAGCGCAGCAGCTACGACGGACTTGAGGCCGAGGTGCACGAGGAGCTGGCCAAGCACCGCACCGGCGCAGACCACGGTGGGATACTTGTCCCCTGGCGCTTGCGCGATCAAGACGCGGGCCAAGAATGCGTGCTCGGCACGACCCAGCCCACGGGAGGCGCAACGCTCGTCGGCCAGCAGGTCATGCCTGACATGATCGATCTACTGCGCAACCGCGCGCTTGTGCTCATCGCCGGCGCGCGGCTCTACCCTGGCCTCCAGGGCGTCGTCTACTTCAACAAGAAGACGGGTGCACCGAGCGTGACCTGGATGGAAGAGAACCCTGCCGCCGACGCGCCGCAGTCCGAGCCCGCTTACGGCTACGTGTCGCTCTCACCCAAAACCTTGATCGGCCAAGTCCAGATCCCACGGCAGTTGCTCGTTATGTCATCGATCGACGTAGAGGCGGATGTTCGAAACGACCTCGCGATCGGCCACGGCCTAGCGCTCGATCTTGGCGCGTTGCACGGCAAGGGCACGGACAAGCAGCCGGTCGGCATCTACTCGGCGGCCGATGTGCAGTCGCACCCCGTGGGCGGTGTGCCAGACCTCGAGGACATCACAACGATGCCCGCACTGGTCGCGGATAAGAACGCCGACTTGGGCTCGCTCTCCTGGATGACTACCCCGCTCATGGCCGGAGTCCTCAAGCGCACACCGCTTGTCTCCGGCTACCCGGTCTTCCTGTGGGTGGGCACCTATCGCGACGGCGAGCTCGGGGGCTACCCGGGGCGCACCACGAACCAGATCTCGAAGACCCTGGGCGCAGGCAGCAACGAACACGGCCTCATCTTCGGCAACTGGAACGATCTGCTGGTCGGCATGTGGGGCAACGACTTTGAGATCGTGGTCGACGTGGTCACAAAGGCCGCACGTGGCCAGATCCTGATCACGAGCTATTCGATGGGCGACACGGTCGTGCGCCGTGGCGAGTCGTTCGTCAAGGGCACGGGCGCCACGCTGTCGTAAGCCGGAGGGATGGATCGCATGGCGGATAAAGAGAAGCTGACGATCGAGATCACGACGGGCCACTGCCTGGGCGGCGAAGGCAACGACGTCTATCCGGGCCAGGTCCTCGTTGCACCTAAGGATCTCTCGATCGCCGACGCACGGAAGAAGGTCCGAATGGGGTACGCGCGCGTCATCCCGAACGCGCCGGAGCCCGAACCAGATAAGAAAACGTCAGGCACCACAGTCGTCACTCACCAGGATCCGGCGCTTGAAAGCCGCGATCCTGAAACCGAAGCGCCCGACGCGGTATCACCGCACACGAACCCACGTAGAGACCGGCGTACTGCCGGCCCGAGGAGAGGCAAATGAACCTGCTAAATGCACTATCACAGGCCTATGTGCTGAGCCTTGCTGAAGCCGATGAACGCACGACTACCTTGACCGGCACGGGAATAGACGTCCTCGATTACGAGGGCGTCTGCCTCGCAATTCTGAATTCCGGGGCGGCATCCGCTGGCACGACCCCAACGCTGAACGTCAAGCTCCAGCACTCCGATGACGACTCGACTTACGCGGACGTCACAGATGGTGCCTTCACCGAGGTGACCGATGCCGCCGCGGTAGTCGAAGCGCTCAAGTTCAACGTGTCAGACCTCAAGCGGTATCTCCGCGTCATCGGGACTATCGCGGGTAGCGGCGCGACCTTCGACTTCGGCGTGGAGTTCGTGGGGATCAAGAAGGCGAGCTAAGCGATGTCCTTTCTCGGCGAGTCCGACATCGCGGCGATGCTGGCCGATTTGTCAGCCGCTGAGGGGGCCGTCGACGTGACGATCGGCGACACCACCGTGACCGGCCTCCTCGACCAGGAGGCCGTTGAGCTTCTAGGCGGCGAGATGCCAGGCGTCATTGCGGCGGACGAGATGGTGCACATCCGCACGGGCACGCTGCCCGGGCTCGTATCGGGAGTGGCGATCACAGTGGGCGGGACCAGCTACAAGGTTCTGAAGATCATGCCCTACGGCGATGGCGCGATGACACGGATTGCACTGAGGAAGCCATGAGCACGATCCGCGAACAGATCGTCGCGGCGGCAACCTCCGCGCTTAACACTGACCGGCCGGCTGAAGTGCCGGAGTTCGTGAGAACTCGGCTCGACTCCCCGGGGCCTGAGCAGCTCCCGGTCAATACGGTCTACCAGGCTTCAGAAACCGTAGCGCCCATGCACGACAGCAAAGAAGGCCGTTCAAGCCGCGGCCCGATCGTGAGGCGAACACTTGTACTGAAGATCGAGTGCATAACGAAAGCAGACGGCGCTACTGAGCCGGACAAGGCAGCCGATCCGACGATCGCCTGGGCGACAAAGACACTCGCTGCGGCTGGGAGATTCAATGACCTGGCAAATAACCCGGCCGACGAAACGGGAACGCAGTTCGAGTACGAGCAGGGGGAAACCTCCTTCTGCCGGGCGACGATGACGTTTCATATCGAATTCCAATCAAAGACGGACGACGCCGAACAGTTGACGTAGGCGTAAGGAGGAAATCATGTCCACTGACGTTGACGGCAGCAAGCTACTGCTCGGCAGGGGGAAGGTCTACTTTGACCGGTTCGACGGGAATGGCGCCCGTCAAGGTGAGCGCTTCCTCGGTAACTGCTCGGCCCTCGAGGTGACTCCCACCGTAGAGGACATCAAGAAGTACTCGAGCGCCGCTGCGGCCGGAGACTTGATCGCCTCCGATATCCTGCGGACAACGCTGGCGCTCCGGGTCGTCGCAGACGAATTCAAGAAAGAGAACCTCGCGATGGCCCTATTTGGCGACAACGCCACCCTTTCACAGACAGGTGCGTCGGTCACCGACGAGTCGATCCAGAGCGTAAAGCAGGGCTACTACTACCCGACGGTTTATCGCCAGATAAGCTCGGTGGTTGTCACAAGCGATCCGGCGGGCACGACCTACGTCGAAGGGACCGACTATAGCGTGGATGCCGTAAGCGGCCGGATCTACATCATCCCGGGCGGCGGGATTTCGGATGACGACGATATCCTCGTGGACTACGACTACGCGACGATCGCACTGAATGTCACGCGCGGTATGAATACGACCTCGGTTAAAGGTTACCTCCGGTTTGTCGGTGATCCCGCTCGTGGGCCTAAGCTCGAACTGGAGATCTGGCGCGCATCGATCCACGCGGACGGCGCGATAGGGTTCATTTCCGATGAGTACGCTAACTTCACGATGACCGGTGACATCGAGTCCGATGCCACTAACCACCCGAACGAGCCGCACTACAGGCTGATCGAGAACACGTAATGAGAACGCCATCGGGGGACGTCGAAAAGCACGTGATCGGCGGGCGCACGTTTCTGACCGTCCGAGAATCAACGGTAGCGCAGGACTTTCACTTCCTGGGCCTCGTTTCGCGCGCGGGGATCGACCGGATCACCATGGGTGAGAACGAGCAGCCGGAGGATTTTGCGCGAAGACTGATGGAACTCGCGGTCCGTAGCGGCGCGGTCCTCGAGCTCATGGGATGCCTGATCCTTCCCGAGGACCACGCGCCGAAGGACGGTGAGCCCGGTGAGGCCTGGACGCTTGAGATGTGCAAGGAGACCGCGCGCTTCCTGGGCGGCTTGAAATCGGAAGAGGACAAGGCCGCCATTCGCGGGTTGGTGCTGTCGCTTCTCATCTCTTTTTTCGAGTCAGGGATCGTCTCTTTGTGGAGTTCGAAGACATCCTCCGGCGAGGCGATCCCGGGCAAATCAGGACAGACGGACGCTACGGGGCGTGGACGGAGCTCGTCTACGAGATCGCCGGGGGCGACCACGAGTACGCAGAGCGAATCAGCCAATGGCCGTTGCGGGTCGCCCTTACCTCCTTCCGCCGTCTGATGATACAGGCGGCGATTGAGGATTACAGACACAGGCTCCTGTGCTGGTGCGTAACCGCTCCGCATTACTCAAAGGCGTCACGGCCCAGGCCTCCGGCACTTCCCGATATCTTAAGAGGACGACCCAGAGATGCCTCCTCCTGACGTAAGAGTCCGGCTTTCCGCCGAAGGCGTGGCGGAAGTCGTCGGCGCGCTGAAGAAAGTTCAAACCGAAAGCGATCGCACTGCGGCCAAGCAGTCGCGCGGGTTCGGGCGGCTTAACAGTGTGCTCGGCTCCACGACGAACCTTCTGGCAGGCCTCGGCATCGCAGTCGGGTTCGTACAGCTTAAGGGCCTTATCTCCAACGCTATCGAGGCGGCCGATCAGATAAACAAGCTCGGTGCCAAGGTAGGTGCCTCCAGCCGCAATCTCTCTGCCCTCCAGCTGGTGGCACGCACAGCCGATTCCGACCTCAATCAGCTCGGTTCAGCGCTGGTTCGCATGAACAAGAACATCGGCGACGCACAGGCCGGCATCCCCACGATGGTCGCAGCGTTCCGGGATCTCGGCCTCGAGATGGCGGATTTCAAAGGCAAGGATTCAGTCGAGGTCTTTGAACTGATCTCCAAACGGATCATGGCCCTGCCTGATTCCATCCGCCAGGGCCGTTCGGCCATCCAGATCTTCGGGCGCGCCGGCGCGATGCTCCTGCCGACGATGCGCGCACTGGCCGACGAGGGCCTGGGCAGCGTGATCGAGCGCGCAGAGGAGCTCGGCGTCTTGATAGACACCGACCTTGCCGCGGCCGCCGAGAAGATCAAAGACGACGTCGAGATCCTAAAGATGCAAAGCGAGGGCCTGGGTACCCGGTTCGTTTCCGGCTTCGGGCCGCAGATGAGTCAAGCCTTACAAGCTCTAAGCGGCGATCTTTCACAAACCACCGAGGCCTGGAGGGATTTCGGAACCGGGATCGGCGTCGTGATGAAGTTTGTCATCGGGGTGGTCTCCGGTGCTTTCGATCTCATCGGAACGTTGGCGGCAAACGGAGTCTTTGCGATCCAGCGCTATGCGACGGCCCTCTGGCTCGTGGCTCGGGGGCGGCTGGATGAGGCTAAGGAATACTTTGAGAACACGAATGAAGCTCTAATGCAATCACAGTCCGAGTTGTATGAACGGATGCGCGGACGCTTCCAACTAGTGTTCACAATGCCCGAGCCGCCAGCGGGCACCACAGGTGCCGGAGCCCCGACGGGCGAGCCCGCCGAGGACCCGGCCGAGCTCGCTGCGCGCCGCGCCCAGGCCATGCAAATGATCCTCGAGCGCGAGCTTGCATTGACGAGGCTGCAGGGGACGCTGCGCAATAACGAGGAAAGGCGCGCATTTGAACAGGGCCTCAAGGACATCCACGCCTACTACGACGAGCGTCGCCGTATCGCAGAGGATGCGTTCGCCAAGACCGAGGAGGTTCTCCAGAAAAAGCGCGAGGCGCTCGCTTCTGAAGTAGATCCCGCCAGACGCCTCCAGGAAGAAGGCAAGATCGAGGACCAGCTTGCCCGGGCGCGGCTCGAGCGTGAAGAGGCGATTGCGGCTGCAACCTACGAGGAGGCTGAGACCGTCCGCAAGCTCAACCTCGAGCGACTGGATTTCGAGAAGAAGCTCCTCGAGGCACAAGGTAGACGAACAGAGGCGGCGCTGCTTGGGATAGATGAGGAGATCAGAAAGACCGACATACTCCTTCGCAAGCAGGGCGTCGGGGATCAGGAGCGCCAGGAGGCATTGGACCGCCTGCGGGCCTCCCTTGAGGCGGGAATCAACTTCGACGAGGCGAAACGGCAGGCCGACGACGCCCTTGCCTCCCTGGACGCGGCGCGCGCCGAGATAGATGCCAAGGTCGCTGCGGGGCTCTTGTCGCAGTTTGAAGGCGAACAGCGGCTATTGATGATCGAGGAAGACCGCCTCGATCTCCTCCAGGGCCTCGCTGAAGGGCTCGAAGAGGCCGCGCTTGCAACCGGCGACCCCGAGAAGATCGCGCAGGCGCAAGCGTTCGCGGAGGCCATCCGCGACATCGGCTTCTCCGTTGAAGCAAGCAAGGTGTCATTCCAGAACTTCAAGGCGGCGGCGATCGACGCGGGCATCGATGCACTGGCAAACTTCTTCGATACCGGAATCACGGGTGCTAAGTCGTTCCGTGACGCGTTCCGCGAAATGGGCGCGGGAGTCATAAATACGCTTCGCCGGATGGCGGCCGAGCTCCTGGCGGTCGCGATCATGAAGAAGATAGCGGGGATCTTCGGGTTTGGGTTCTCAGGCGGCGGCGAGGTCGGGGCGGAGGCCAAAGCCACCGGAGGCCTCCTCGGGGGGCGCGGAACGGGCCGGTCAGATTCGAACCTAGCCTGGTTCTCAAGGGGAGAGTACCTGGTGCGCGCCGCAGTCGTCGAGCAACCCGGGGTCCTTGCGCACCTCGATGACCTCAACCGCCGTGGCACGCGGGCGATCGTCAGTCCTCCCGCGCTGGCACAAATCAAACCCGGCGGATTCGCGGAAGGCGGGCTGATCGGTGCGGGCGGGCCAGAGGCGGTAGCAGGCGGCGACAGCCGGCTCTTTGTGGGCCTCGAGGAAGGCCTGGTTCTGCGGGCCCTCGAGACCTCGGCAGGACAAAGGATACTGGTGAAATCGATCGGCAATAACCGACGCGCAGTTCGCTCGGCGCTGGGAACATGAGATGTTTGAGATTGGAACTGCTACAGACTACGTTGACCTACTCGACCGGCTTAATACATTCCTCACGGCCAAGGGATCAGCCTTCGGGTTGTCGTACTCGGGCACCGGCGATGGCGAGCTGACCGATTACTCCGGCGGCGCCTCCTCCGTGGCCGAGACGTTTACGATTACCGCCACCTCCCCCACAGTCTTTGACGTCGTCGGGAGCGTTAGCGGCGATATCGGTGACGCTACGGTGGGCACTCCCTTTGTCCATGCCAAACTCGAGTTCACCATTACGGCGGGCGGGACCGCCTTTGTCGCGGGCGATACATTTACGATCTCGACTGCGCCCAAATGGACATCTCACCGCAAGACGCTCGGCGCTCGAGTACTCGCCACGCAAGGAAATAGCGGCTCGCTCGCCGCGCAGAATGTGGTCGATGGAAAGCAAACCCAGACCGGGCGTAACTGGCAGGTAGGCGCGCCGGTGACGCTGCCACAAGAGCTAGAGTTCACGCTCTTTGAATCCGAAACGATCACGCAGTATCAGATGGCGGCGTTCTCGTCCTCAGGCTACACGAATATGCCGAAGTCCTGGGTGTTCCAGTATTGGGATGGGGATTCATGGGAGGACCTCCACACAGTATTCGACTATACCGGTTGGACCCCGAGCGGCGTTGTCACCTTTGATATCCCTGTGCCTCAAGCGGCCACGAAGTATAGGCTCCACATGACCGCGATCCCCTCCACGACGCTCCAGATCGGTGCGGTCCGGCTTTTGCGATCATCCGGTATCGACGTCGCCTTCAGCCAGGTCATTTGGGAGGCCCCGGGGAACGACGGTGATGAAGAGATCTTCTGCGGCGCGCACGCCTTCGAAAGACAGGACGCGGACTATTTCGACTGGGAGCTGTGTGCACTCGACGGCTACGTGGCGGGAGAATTCTGGCGTAACCAGACCGGCTTCCACGGCATGAGCTTTGTCCCCCTTTGGGATGACTCGATTCCCTACTGGTTCATCTGTAACGGCCGACGTGCGATCGTTGTTGCGAAGATCGACATCCAGTACGAGGTCGCTTACCTGGGGCTCCACGCGCCCTATTTCTCGCCGAATCAGCTCCCCTACCCCATGGTGCTCGGGGGATCGATGGCGTTCGGGCAAGTATTCCCGCAGTGGGATTCCACCGAATGGCGATGGAACAACGCCACGGACAAGCATCGCGCCTTCACGCACTCAGATCCCAGTAACCCCGCGACGGTCTATCCCGAGAACCTCCAGCTGCGTGCCCGCTCATGGGACGGCAGCTGGATCGGTTATGAATCGAGTAAACAGGACAGTATCAGCACACCTCCGGCAGCCGGGCGTGCGGTGGTCTGGCCCTATAGATGCGGGCTGTCCTTGCTCGATCCGAACTTGGACGGGGGCTACTCCTTGTGGCCCATCATCATGATAGACAGCACGCCCAACACGATCGGACAACTCGACGGCGTCCGGTGCGTGAGCGGCCAGGGCGTCACTGCTGAAACCCTCATCCGGATCGGCTCGATCGACTGGATGGTAGTTCCCAACATCTTCCGGACCGACCGCGATGACTTCTTCGCGGTGTCCTTGGACTGAGACCATGGCAGCTTCGTATCAAACGGGCAGCGCGTCCTCCCCGACAAATCTCCTTCAGACATTGGTGACCTGGCTAGTGGCGCAAAGCTGGACGCAGGACTCAAACGGTGCTGAGGGAACCGGATGGCGCTCGCATCTTCACAAGGGAAGCCAGTACGTCCACTTCCGCGCGGCAAACAACGAGCAAATCTGGCCTCGAAATGAGCCGCCCACCTATTATCACGACTATGGCGATGGCGGCTACGGGATCGGGATGTACCTCGGGACCGGCTACAGCGGCGCGTTCGATTGGGACAAGCAGGAGGGAGGCCCGATCCGCCCGGGCGAGACGATCGGGGCAAAGATCGGCGTGGGCATGAATCTTCCCGCCTCGGCCGGTGATTATCACTTCTTCGATGACGGCAACGACAACATTACAGTGGTCGTCGAGCGATCGCCCGGGATCTTCACGCACATGGGTTGGGGCCCGGCGCTGGCCGCGGCCGGACAGCCGGAGGACTTCTGGTACTTCTTCGGTAGCGCGAGTGCCTTCCTAAACACCGATGACGACCTGCTCACCGGCGATCGCTACGGTCGGGATTTGTCGGCGCTACCCCCCTTCTCACACGCCGACAAGGACAACGGCAGCTATCAAAGCGCGGGGCAATATGTGCACGCGACTGCCTTCGTCCGTGTCGATTCAGGCACATTCGGCGAGCGATGGATTTCCAACTGCGGCTATGCCGCAGGCGGTTATGGCTACACCGGGAGGTTCATGCGTAACGCGCTAAACCTGCACCCGGGCACGCAGGGCCTTCTGGATGAGGGCGAGTTCCCCGGCTATGAGTACATCCACGACCGCATTTATCAGTCCGCATTCGCGGGCGCGCTGCTGCTCCCGCTACATTCTTACGTTCTCACTGACCCCGACGCGCGCTGGGCTCCCATAGGCTATCCGCCGACCGTCTTCTGGTGCGAAGCGGTCGGAAACGGCTACTCACAGAACCAGATCTACCAGGTCGGTGGCCTCGACTACATGCTCTTCCCCCATTTCGCGGTAAGAAAGGCGGCCTGATAATGCCCACCGGCATTCTCGTAGCGGGGCCCGAGTCGCTTGATCCCAACGGGGCCCAGCAACTCCAGGACGCGATACTTCCTCCGCCTACGGACCCGGCGTGGTCGAAGGCGGCAATGGCGGAGGTGGGTACATATGGCTCGCTGGCTGATCCGCGCCCGGATGCATTCGCAAAGACCGGGGTCTGGGCGCCGGCGCATGACCTCGCATGCCATGACAAGATCCACGTGATCCCGCGGAACCGCGACGTGGGCTTCGTGGTCTCCGAGCAGGAACATCTCGTTGAGGTCTGGAACGCATTCCTGACGCGCGCAATGATCCTTGATTCGATCGGCCTGACGGGGCCGGCTGGTGTCGAGGTGATCGACCATCTCGGCCAGCCGGCGCATTACCCGGCCTCGCAGTCAGAGATCTATACCTACAAGGTGCTCCCTGAAGGGCCTCCCACGATAGACAACATGATCACGTGGGTCTTCTTGACGATCGACTCGAGCGGAACCGACCACCGCGTCGTGGGGTTTCGAATCATCCCGTACCCGTTCCCTCCGAACTGGCGGCACCCGGTAGTCGAGGACTACGGCTACATGACGGACATCATGACCTCTTTCCGCGGGATGGAGCAGCGCGTCCAGCTGCGCGCGGTGCCCGTCGGCTCGCTAAGCTATACCTCACTTCTTAACGAACCGCGCGATGCGCAAATGGCAGTCGCGATCCTGTTCGGCAACCAGCCGCGCGCCTTCGGGGTGGCCCGCTGGCAGTTCCGGCGCACGCTCACAACCGATGCCAACCCGCACGACACAGAGATCTTCCTGGACACCACGGACATCCCGTTCCAGACCGGGGGCTTGGTGTTCTTGTGGACTGATCCCTACACATGGGAAGCGCAGACGATAGACACCGTCTTGAGTGACCGCCTCGTGCTCGAGGTGGGTCTTGAAAGGTCATGGGCGGCCGGGGTGACCGTTGTACTCCCGATGGTCGTGGGCAGGCTATCCCCCGACGAGGCCGTGACCTGGGAGAATCTCCTGATCGCCTCGACCGCCCTTACATTTGATATCGATGGATTCAAGCCATGAGCACTTACGATGGCTACGACGTCCTTGAGCTAAACTACAACCGCCTCGGCGCGTTCCAGGAGACGCATCACCGCAAGTTCGTCCTGCTGGATTCCAAGACGGGCAAACGCGACTCCGATGAACAGTCCCCCGCCCCCGCTCCGGTGCGGCCTTTCACCTGGACCGCCCTTGGAAGCTCAGAGATCGCCGCAATGTTGGCATTCCTCGACGCGCGCAAGGGCCGCGCGGTCCCCTTCTGGCTCCCGAGCTATCAGTGGGACCTCTCCCTCGCGCAGGACGTGATCCAGAACCAGACGATCGTCACCATCCACTGGGTGCGCTATGTCCAGCAGATGTGGGGAACGACCGGGGCGCGGAGACATATCGCCGTCTGGACACTGGGATTTCCCGAGATGGACTTCTATAGGATCTCCGACGCGGTCGATCCGGGGGACTACCTCACCGAAACTTTGACACTCGATCCGCCTGCGATACGCGATTACCCCGTGGCGCAAAGGATCTTGTCATTCAATAAGCTCTGCCGGCTCGACGAGGACGAGGTGGAGGTATCTTACCCGCGCGTGGGCGTTGCCGAGGCCACGATCCGCGTGCGCGAGCTGCCACTGGAGGCACCGCTTTGACCGATTACGACACAAGGGAGATACATCGATTTGAGGGCCAACCTGTCGAATGCTACAAGTTCACCCAGGGCGACAACGCGTGGTTTTATACGTCCGCCGACCGCCAGGTGGTTCTTCCCGCGGCGGGTACGTTTGAGCCAGCCATCATTACCCGCGGCGAGCTGGATTTCTCTCATGAAGATACCGGTGAGATGATCGACTTCACGGTGCCCCGCAGTAACCCGGTCGCGGCGCTCTTCATCGGGGATCTGCCCTCCACCCCTATCGGGATAACGGTCTACAGGGCACATCGCGGCGACGAGGACGCCACGATCGTGATCTTTAGCGGGAAGCTCATCCGCGCCCGGTTCGAGGAATCGCAAGCGATCTTGACCGGCGCGAGTTTGATGTCGGTGTTGGACCGCGCGGTGCCTCCGCTGGGGATGCAAACGCCTTGTAACCACGTCCTCTATTCCCAGGAATGCGGGGTGAACCCCACGGTCTGCCGCGATGGGGTCGTTGTGGGCACGGTAAGCGGTGCGACTGTCACCTCGGACGATTTTGCGGCGCGCGCGGACCAGTGGTTTCGCGGCGGCCGGCTCGAGACGTCCGAAGGCGAGACCAGGTTCATTGCCGATCACGTGGGGGACACCATTGTCCTCCTGTCCGCACTGCCCGGGCTTGCCCCCCTTAACGTCGTCTGGGCCTATTGGGGATGCGATCACCTCGAGGATACTTGCGAGTCGAAGTTCAGCAATCTGGCGAACCACCTCGGGTGGGCGCGCCTGCCAGGCCGCAATCCCTTTGACGGGAGGATCGACTGATGGTCGTCTGGTGGGTCGTCGCGCTGATCTACATCGGCCTCACGATCGGCTACGAGCTCCTTCGGCCCAAGCAGGAGTTTGACGAGCCCACACCTGGCGGCCTGGGAGATTTCCGCTTTCCGACGATCGGTGAAGGGCGCGCCATTCCCATCGTGTGGGGTACCTGCAAGATTGAAGGCCCGATGGTGACCTGGTACGGCGACCTCGACATAAAGGCGATCACGAAGAAAGTGAAGACCGGCCTTTTCTCCTCCGAGGACGTCACGGTCGGTTACAAGTATTACCTCGGGCTACAGCTCGTCTTGGCAAGCGGCGTGATCGACGAGCTCGTCAGCATCGAGTTCGACGGGAAGGTCCCCAACTGGTCGCAGTCGCAGCTCGGTGATCATGTTCGGGTCACGGTCGATTCCCCGGGGCTATTCGGCGGCGAGGAATCCGAAGGCGGCGTCCAGGGGAATATCGACTTCTACACCGGCACGCGAACCCAGGGAGCAAACGACTATCTTGAAACCGCCGTCAACGATAGTCTCCCTGGATGGCGCGGCATCTCGCACATGATCTTCCGCCGATTCTACGTCGGAACGAGCCCTTACATCAAAACCGTGGCCGCCATCGTTCGGCGTTGCCCGAACAAGCTAGGGCTCACCGATAACGATCACAACATCAACGGCGATGCTAACCCGGCCTGCATGATCCATGATCTCTTGACCTCACCAGTCGCGGACAACGGCTTAGGCGTACCCGAAGGCCTGCTCGATCTTCAGAGCTTTCGTGATGTGGGCGCGACGCTCGCGGACGAGGGGCTGGGGCTGTCGATACTTCAGCAGCGAAAGCAAAAGGCAAAGGACCTGGTCCTCGAGATCCTGCGGCACATTGATGGAATCATCTACGTTGAACCCTCCACCGGTCTTCTCGTCTTGAGGCTTGTCAGGTTCGACTACACGGCCGGTGAGCTCCCGGTCCTCGACTCGAACAACTGCACCGTGAAATCTTTCTCGCGGCCTTCCTGGAGCGAGCTTAAGAACACGGTGCGCGCCACATACATTGACCGCGACGCCGGGTTCATCGAGCGCACTGCCCAGGCCCAGGACCTGGCCGCGATCGAGGTCAACGGCGGCGAGGTATCAGTCCACGAGCTGCAGCTGCGCGGGCTCACGACCGCTGCGAACGCACAACAGGCGGTCGCCCGCGGGTTGATCGGCCTGGGTTACCCACTGGCAGCGACAGTGATCGAAGCCGACCGCACCGCTTGGGCGTTCCGCCCGGGCACGGTCTTCAAACTTAACTGGCCGCCCCTGGGGATCTCAGGCCTCGTCTGCCGTGTGTCGCGGATTAAAGGTGGGAACCTCGGCTCCGGCAAGATCGAGCTGGACGCGATGGAAGATATCTTCGCGGTCGACTGGACGGCGTACAGCGCGCCTCCGGCGACCGGATGGACCGACCCGATCACCGACGTGCCCGCGCTGACCGACTGGGCCTGCCTCTGCGCACCCTATGAGGCGGTGAAGCTCTATGGAAGCGGTGGCGAGGACGTCGAGCTCGCAGTGGTCATGGCAGCGCGCGGCCAACCGGGGATCTCAACCGGCTACAGGGTGTGGGTTAAGGTCTACCTGGGAACCGGATGGCATCCGCCGACCACGATCGACTTCTTCACACCTTCCGGAACGCTCAATGCTGCAATTGACGAGAAGTCCACCTCGATCGTCATCGACCTCGGTCCCGACATAGAAGACGTGGAGTCCGTAGGCGATCCGGACTTTGCCAAGGGCGTCAACGTGCTGTGGATTCAACAAGCAGGCTCGGGGCTCGATGAGTTCATCGCCTTCAAGACGGTCACCGCCGACAACGGGACCATCACGCTGACGGATCTCGCGCGGGGCTGCCTGGACACTGCGCCGACGGCATTCAATGCCGGCACGCGTGTGTGGTTTATATCGTACAGGAGCGGCGTTGTCAATGTCCCCGCGCCGGCCGTTTCACCCGAGAATCTCTTGCGATTTCAGCCCTTCAATAACCAGAGCGAGTACGCATTCGGATCGTCTTTCGACCGCAACCTCTCGACTCCAAACGATCCGGCGCGCTGGCAGCAGGTCTATTGCCCCACCGATCTACGATTCAACGGTCTGAGCTATCCGGACGAGATCTCAGGCGAGCTGACCGTATCTTTCGAACACCGGAACCGCCTCGCGTCTTGGAGCTACAGCGACTCGGGGAAGAAGGACACGCCGGAAACCGGCACGCAGTATAGGATCAAGGTCTATGGTGAGCTCGGAACGCTCGTCCACACAGAGAACACGACCGACAAGACCTGGACGTACCTCGAGGCAGACGAGATAGCCGAGTCCGGCCTCGGGCGGCTCAATAATCACCTGCGTATTACTGTCGAGACGTTTGACGTAAACCTCAATGAGGCGTGGCGGATGCTTGAGTGGGAGTTTGATCGCACTTGAGGCCAGCTTCCGGCCTCACCGAAGGTCAGCAGTTTGGTTCCCACCGGAGGAGAGGGGGACGTTTCAAAGCATCGGCGCATGTGTGGGACTTGTGACAGGATAGCCCCGGCAGGTTCACGCAGTTAGACGAGGCTTGACAAGGCTCGCCACTCAGGGAACCACTTCCATTCTCCGTGTTCCGGCAGCCTTGCCCCCGACACGAAGCTGATAGAAATAGAGTCCGGCACTCACGCGTCGTCCGTTCTCATCATATCCGTCCCACGAACTCGAATGTACCCCGCCGGGCCGGTCTCCGTCCAC